GGTTAGAATACGGTTCATCTGATAGGCGCCGATTGCCGAAGTGAACATTTCACGCTCGTAATCTTGGAGTGAGATCCTGTATTCAATGACCTTGTCAGGTTTTCTTTTTGACGTTCAAATCACCCCCGTTATGGAGTCCCACATTTGTTGCCCGAGTCCAGCTCCGAGGAGCCAGCCCAGGAGGAACGGGAAACCATAGTCGGTCATCATCCTCCTGGCGAGCTCGGGGATCGTCTCTTCACTCATCGGGCATCACCGGCCAAAAATCGACTGCGGTGTTCGCGTCTGGGTGATTCTGTGGGAGGTCGCGCAATGCTGAACGATAATCACGCCATGCAGTTGTCAGTGTCACATCTTTCAGCGCGCGCCAGTCGCAGCGTTCTAGGTCTTGATCCCTGCTGCGCCGGACCTCGTCCCATTCCACATCGCGAAACGTTTCTTCAATCAGGGTGGCGCCGTCATAGTGTCGGGTGTTCCTGTGCATGTTCACCACTCCAGAAGCAAAGACGGGTTCTCCGTGTTGGTGGTCTGCAGATTGCCTGCAGTCACCGTATCGGGCAGAGTGTTGTTCGAGGACTGTAGCTGCAGTGCAACCTTAGCATCCTCCGTGCTGTTTGTAGGGCCAGCCCCTGGCGAATAGAGGTTCTTCGCTGAACGATAGAAAAAGCCCACTCCAACAGCCGATCGACAGTACGCTGCGAAGTAGAGCGTATTTTTTACGAGGGTAGGGGTTCCGGTGAAGCTCGTCTGTCGGATGTCCCCGGTGCTCGTGGGGTCGATGTCACATTGAGCGATTTTCGTGGTTGGCAGTCCTGTATCCGCATCGGCATTGTAAAGCCCGATCTGAAAGTTGGTGGGCGATGCTGCCGCCGACGTGATGCCGACTGTGATGGCGTCCACATCCCCGCTGGCCGGTGAGTAGAATGGGAAGAAGCACGGCTCGTCATCAGCGCCGTCGGTGTCCCTGAACACGATACCGAACGGGCCGGCCACCGAGACGTCATAAGTATCGTATCCGCTAGCTGTGAGGACACCTAATTGATTGACACCTCCACCGCCACCGCCACCTGATGACAGCAGGCCGTCCCACTCCTGGACCACGCACAACCTGGCGAAGTTGACCAGGCACAGATCGAAGAGCTCCTGGCGGTTGAGCTTCTCGATGTACATCGGGTTGCCTGCACTCTGCACGTTGGCGAACGACACCCCTTCTAAGTCGACGTTCTTGAGGAGCTTGAAGACTCTCTTCGAAGGGAAGGGATCCTCGTCGACCCGGAGATACCGATCTAGCTCGAGCTCTTTTCGTAGAGACTCTTGCTTTTGTTCTGCCTTTCTCATAGCCTTGCGGCTCTCGTGGGACATGGGATCAAGTCCCGAGGAGTCCGTCCCACTCACCTTTGACGCACAACCGTGCCAGATTGACCAGCACCAGGCGTCGCAGCTCGTCCTCGGACATCTCTTCGATCGATATTGTGTTCCCTACGCCCTGCACTTGAGCGAACGTGACGTTCTCGAGGTCGACATTCTGTAGCAGCGTATAGACGCGAGGGGATTTCTTCTCGGCATCAGGTAGAGGACTCATAATAGCCCCTCCCATTCGCCCTGAGTTGTTAGGCGCGCGAGGAAAACCAGCACCAGGCGTCTTAACTCGTCCTCGTTAAGCTGCTCGATGGTGATCGGGCTCCCAATTTGAGCCGCAATACGGGCACCTCCCCCTGCACCAGCGTTCATTGATTCCAGAGTTTCGTTTTTGAGGAGCTTATACACCCGACCTGAGGTCGCTTGAGCGTTGGGAAGTGCCATTCAATCACTTCAACAGCTTGGCTCTGGTCTTGGCTATGCGCTCTATGGCATCGAGATCCTTGGTCGATATGTAGCCCTTAAGGAATAACTTCTTTGCTTTGCTGTGAATCTCTGCGAGTCTTCTGCGACCTTGCGCCTTTGTCATCTTCATGAGCCCTGCACCTCATGCGTTTGTAAGGAATTGAGCGACGTAGTTTAGAGCGATTGTTGACTTGACTGGACTGGACACCGGCTGAAACTTGGCGGGGTCCGTTGCCGACACAGAGCCGACGACGTTGCCCAGGGCATCGACGATTGAAGCGCCCTGGTCTTCTATCTTCGCGCCGTCAATGGTCGTGAAGAAGGCGCTTATGATGGTCTGGCCGAATACTGTGTCACCTACCGAATTGCCAGTCTGCAGATCTAGGAGCTCGTTGGTTGCACCCCCGGAAACCGTGACGACCGCGATTCTTGATACGCCTCTGTTGGTGTAGTAGCACAGAGCGGCGTTCCTCGCCGATGAGGTCAGGGTAAGCACCCGGACCTTATCACCTGCCCGCAGGCGGTAGGGGGCATGCAGCGCCGGAGTCGACGCTGTGATGCCCTTCAACCCCACGGGGATGATCGCAGCCACTAGACCCTGTGAGAGAATGTATGAAAATGAGATCCCATTATCGGCTGTGACTAGGGCGTGTGTAACGACCTTGCCTGGCGCATAGTCTCCAACGTTGATCGCACTTACAGAATATTCAACATTGGTGGTCAGATCTACCTCAGTTCCCTCGGCGATTTCCTTCTTCAATGGTATGTTGGTTCCATCGCTACAAACGAGAACCCCGTTCACGGTATTAGTGGCCATTTTAGATCCGCACTCCTAGGCCCAATGGTTTAATCATGCGATTTGCACTTGCGAATTGCTTGCGCATCACCTTGCGGAACAGCTTCGCGCCGAAATTGAAGGAGACTCCGGCCAGCATCATCGGCACCATGTTGGTCTTCGCGTTGCCCATGATGATGTCGAAGGACATCTGTGGAGCGTACATGATGTCGGAGAGGCTGATCTGTTCGCCCCCAGTGAGCTGGGTCGACAGTATCTGACTACCACGGCCGGCTCCAGATGATAAGCCAGGGTCCAAGCCAGTTCGAGTCGTGGTCATGCCGATGTCGTAATCGCCAATGACCGCTTCAACTGGGCCTGATCCGAGAAGGCCAGTTGTCAGGATGGAGAGATTGCCATAACTGACAGCAGCGTCGTACAAGCTGAAAGTCTTCGGTCCTCTTCGCCTTGCTTTCTTCCGTCCGCGCCTTGCCATGATTGAAAAACCGTAGTAGTAGGTTTATAATTCATTCTAGGTCTTTCATGGCCTTCTTGAACTTGCCACTAGGTCCCCTCTCGGTGACGATGGCCTCGACGGTTCCCATCTTCTGAGCAGCCATGGAGCTGATTAGCTGACTGATGGCGACTTGGATCGGGTTCGGGGGGTCGAACGCCATGACATCACCGCCTGTGATCGAGTCGATGGCGTTCTTCAAGGCCGCTGCGAGAGCTCCATCCAGTTCAGAGAGCCCTTCTTCGAGCTCTTTTCTGATCCAGAGAGCCAAAACGACCAGTCCAGACAGCGTCAGGACGTTCAAAACGCCCAGAATGACCAGTTCAGTGGCTACCATGTCAGTGTACCGGGCCTCTACCGTCCATGAACCTTCCTTCATCGTCCGATTTCAGTCAAAATACCAAGGAATCTTGATACCCGGTGGCTATTGTGGGCCAGTCATCGCCGGCGGGAGGAGGTGTGGCTGAATGGGGCTTCGCCCCAGAAGCCATAGCGACCTATACCCAGAGCGAGGATATTAATAAATAAAACTTCAAGTAGGGGATTCGGCTCGCCTCAATTGTGAAGAAAATAGATGACACCCCCGTCCCTGAAGGTGAAAGTGAATGCCTCTGTTGCGCCGCTCTGGCGATGAGGGTTGCCACCCTGGAGGTGGAAGTGGCAGACCTTCACCATCGACGCAGAGTCTCCCGCCAGCAAGCTGTAGATCAAGACCCGGAGTGGCACTGAATGAGCCGTTGTCCTCGACAGGACTGCCAGGGCCCACTGATCAACTGCTTCTCGAAGAAGTACACTCATCGCTGTATGAGATGTGAAAGATACTGCGTGGTAGGTGATTGAATGGGCTGCCTATGTTCGCACCGTGACGCACCGCTGGCACCAGACATATGGGAGCGAGTGAGTCTTGAGATCCAATGCATCGGTGCCTCTGAATACTTAATCTGGCATCGCTACTGCCCGGATTGTAGACAAAATTGGTTTGTAAAGATTCATCTCCCTGAATCGGATCGCCAGATTTTCACGTGCCTTGATGGAGATGAGTGAATGCCAGGAATAACCGCGAACCTGACGAACGTTGCCTTCGCCATCTGGGAGGATGTGCCTAAGAAAACTCGGCGACCAGTTAATTCAATGGGGGGCCCCATGGAGCAGGGACGTTCTGCCTGGCTCTCATCGGTCATCATCGATCACCATCAAGAGATGAAGAGGTTTGACGTAGAAATCAGTCAGCTCCTCGAGGAGAAATTGAAATTGATGAGGAACCTTCGAGATATGACCGCATCAAGGGACAAGCTGCAGGATATCGTCTGGAATAGGACCGCTGGCCCCAAATCGTAGTCGTTACCCCCCTACTTGACAGGTCATCTTCATGGTTCTTCAGGGGTCAAACCAAATATGTCGAAGATTTTCGCTGTCAGTGGATTCGATAGACCGAATATCCCGACTGTCGCGCCGGCTGCGATGGCCTGTTGCCTCTGGGTGGCAAACTGATCGACTGCATCGGAAATGGTGTAGTCTCCGACCAACATGGCAGTTAAGAAGGTGAAAGTAACTCCTGTGACACCTAAAGCCGCTATGATAGTAAGAAAGACGACCATTCCTGTCACATCGTTCATCAGAGTGATGATCGGGGTTAGAATACGGTTCATCTGATAGGCGCCGATTGCCGAAGTGAACATTTCACGCTCGTAATCTTGGAGCGAGATCCTGTATTCAATGACCTTGTCAGGTTTTCTTTTTGACGTTCAAATCACCCCCGTGATCGAGTCCCACATTTGCTGTCCAAGTCCAGCTCCGAGGAGCCAGCCCAGGAGGAACGGGAAACCGTAGTCGGTCATCATCCTGCTCGCGAGCTCCGGAATCGTCTCTTCACTCATCGGGCATCACCGGGAAATTGTCCATCGCATCACCAGCGTCATCGAAGTCCTGGGGCAGGTCGCGGAGCTCCTGGCGGAAGCTCCCCCAGGCTGCTGGGAGAATGCGATCATTGACGGCGCGCCAATCCGACTCGTTAAGGAAATGG